AACACGACAGCCTTGCTGTTGCCCGGCAGAGCGTTGACGGTGGCAAGAGCGTGGTCGGCCGAGTAGATCGGCGAAACCGTGATCGAGCCAGCGCCCGAGCCGTTCAGGGTCACGTCAGACAGAGCGACGAACTGGAACAGCGAACCGGTGCTTTCACGGGTCTGCGGGTTGACAGCGTAGCAGTCAGCAACGGTGAACACGTCGCCGGCCTTGACAGTGGCAGCCGCGCCAGCGCCAGTGATCGAGATCGTGGTGGCGCCTTCCGAGGTGACAGCAGCCGAGGTCGTGCCGCCGGTGGCGGTACGCGAACCGGTGGTGAACTGCTTGATCGACTGCGACATGTTGATTTCGTCGAAACCAAGCACGCCGGTGCCCATCAGGCCGTTCTTGAACTGCTTGCTGATGGTGTCGGTCGGGTTGAAGAGGCCCTTCATGCCTTCGACCAGACCAGCGTTAGCAGCCGGGTTAACGGTTGCGTAGCGCGGCGACATCACAGCGGCGTTTTCGTTCAGCTTCTGCTGGGCGGCCAGCAGGACAGCCGAAGTAGCCGGCGTGGTGCCCGGGGTGCCGACCGAGTTACCGATGGTCTTGAACGCGTTGGCAACGTCCGCGTCAATCGACGAGGCAAGCTGCGAGATACGCGGCTTCAGAACGCGCTCGGCGAAGTCGTCGAGCTGCATGGTCAGTTCGGCGGTGGTGAAGTTCACGCCGATGTGCTTCTGCGAAGCAACGGTCAGGGTGGTGAACTGTTCGTTGTCGTCCTGAACCTGCAGGGCGGCACCGTCGGTGACGAGAGCGCGGTCCGGCAGGCGGATGCGCAGGGTCGAACCGATCTTGGCGCCTTCGACGGCGAAGCTGTCGTCGTACTGGCGGTTCACGTTGCGGGTGAGCACGAGGTTGTTCTCGAGGATTTCGAGAGCCTTCCGCGTGATCATGTCGATAGTAAGAATGCTGTTGGACATGGTGGTAATCCCAAATTAGCGGTTGCGTTGTGCCTCGTACTTCTTGATCTGCCGCAGCCGTTCCGCTTCGATCCATTCCGACGTGCTCATCGACTTGGTCGAACGAGGGTCGGTGGTGTCAAACGCGGGCGAACCAGTGGTCCGGGCGGTGACAGGAGCAATCGGTGCCGGGGCGTTGGAGGTTTTCTTGACCGGAGGAGCAGCACCAAGCTGCGCTTCGATCTTTCCAATTTCCCGAGCCTGCAAGATCGGGTCCAGACGCGAAATGCGTGCGGCGTCCTTCGGATTGCTCCCGAGGTGATAAAGCACGTCGGGCCCGATGTCAGACGCTTGAATTGCCCTAGCCATCGCTTCGGTGACGGGAAGTTCGGGGTTGTAGGCGACCATTTCGAAGTCGTCGTACTTGTCCCGCGCTGCCTCTTCACGTTCGTGATAGGCGTCAAGCAATGCGCGCTGCTGGAGTTCCGCTTCGCGGCGTGCCAGCAGTTCCTCGGCCTTACGCTCTGCTAACGCATCGGCGTAATCCTCGTAGGTCTCAAACTGCTCTGGGGCCAGATCGACCGGCTGCTGCCGGGCTTGCTGTTCCGCGAGCCTTTGAGCCTGTTCGCGCTCCCACTTGCGCTGCTCTCTTGCAAGACGCTTGCCAACAATGGCGTCCAATTCTTCTTGCGTGAAGGTCTTGGTCGCTTCCTGTTCGACAGGCTGCTCTTCCGGCGTTTCGTTTTCTACAGGCTCGACTGCTGCCGTGGCTTCGAGTTCTGGCGCGGGCACTTCCGCTAGTTCAGGAGCATTATCGCTCATTTGGTTTTGACCCTTTCAAGTCACCTGATGTTCCGCATCAGTACGGTTGTAGGCCAGACTACAACATTTGTTGCAGGCTGGCAATCTTGGTTAAGTCTGCGTTCCGACAATCGTTCCGTCGGTATCGCTAGTTGGCGCGGAGGTCTTAATACGAAGTTTTCCTGAACCGTCTGTCCAAAGATACGCGGGGGCGCCAGTCTGCGATCCTGAAATCAAAGTTGGGTTTACCCAACCCGTTGCTGAAGTAGCCACAGTCCCGCTTGAACCGCCGCCAACAACGCTGCCGGTATAGTAACGCGTAGCATCGCCGGTTTTGACCATGTAGCCAGAATTAGCGTCTTGCGTTGGGGCGGTTGTTGAAGGCTCAAGAGCCGGTGTGCCTTGGTTATCGTACAGATAAACGTAATAGCGCGTTCCTACGGATAAAGGCAGCGTAGCTGGGTTAAGCGATACGCCGCCAGAAGTAATTTGCCATTCAACCCATTCGCCGCTTGTAGACGCAACACCTACGCCGGTCTGGTTGTTTGGACCGGAAAGACGCAGTGGAGTTGCGCGCCCGCTGGCATTTACCGTTTTAGGCCGATAATAAATTTCAGTGCTGCTGGCCGCGACAAGATGGCATTCTTGCGCGACGTTATCAAACTGCCATCCATCAAAACGGGTCTGTCCAGTGTAGTCAAAGTTTTCCCACACCACGTTCCGCACGCGGCACGTATTAAGATCGGCATTAGCACCGCTGATCTTGAACGCCGTAAGCGCGTTGTTGTCAGCAGTTGCCCGGACGGTTACGCCGTCAATGTCTACCTGACGGACTGTATAGGTAGACCCATCAAATTCGCACTGATTGGTGGCTATGAAATCGTTGTTGTTGTAGAATTGAAGGTTGCGGCCTTTCAGCACAGATACGCCGGTCACATACAGGCCGCGCTTTTTGCAGTTTTCCCAAGTGGTATTGCGGAGATCGACCGTCTGGCCAAGACCGCTGTCGCCCTTGATAAACAAGCCGACATTTTCGGTGCCATTAGCCCAGCCGCTGCTTTCAATAACAAGAACCTGACCTTTCCAAATCATGCCGCCAGATGGCGGGGGAGTGCTGGCCGAGGTTGTGCCGTTGCGGTTGAAAAACACCTCGCGCAGATAAGTATACGACCCTTCGTTGCGGCCCGAAGAACCGTCAGCCTTGATGCCCCAACCGGCGCAATCTTCGATCCAGCAATTTGTGATGGCGATCATGTTCCAGCCATCATCGGTGTACAAACCGTTCTTCAGTTCGATCCCGTTGGCGGTCATGCCCTTAATAAACAGATGGTCGATCTGAATTTGATAGCCGTTCAAAACGCGAACGCCGGTGCTGCTGGCAGGCGACGTAGTGGTCTTGATTGTAAACTCGCGCAGCACAGAGGCCATTGACGCCTCGTAAGAGCCGCCGTGGTTCTGGCTGTCGATGTCGATCATCGGGCCATTAGCTACGCGGTTGTCAAAGATCGTCTTCAACATACCGTCGCCAACAAGTCGAATGCCGGGGGCAAACGTACCCTGCGTCGGCGCAGTCTTGTAAGACAGAGTGCTGCTGACAACGTAAGTACCAGCCGGAAAATAGACCGTGCGCCCTGCCGCAGCGTCGATAGCCGCTTGGATAGCCGTAGTGGTATCCGTGCCGCCAGTGTTGTCCGCGCCGTAGTCCAGTACGTTGATGTACTGGCCTTCGATCATCGAATAGGTGACTTTGGTCAGGGCCATGTCAATACCTTATACAAAATAAGTGATAGTGTTACGCACTTGGGCATTGGTAGCGATAACGGTGGCGTTTGCGTAGTTTACTACGTTTACGACAGTGCCGCCCGCAGTTATGTTTGCCTGAAGCGCAACCCCGGTCAGCGCGTTTTCGCGGCCGGTTCCAGAAAAAGCTATGTTTCCGTTAGCCGTAAAGGGAAGCGTAATGGTAAGCGTTCCTGCCCCCGTCCCAGCGTTTGTTATGACAACATAAGTGGTCAGCGTAACCTGACGACCGACACGGGTGTAGTATGCGGTTGCTGTGTAGGATGTGATAGTGCCGGTAGTAGCTGCGACAGTCGGCGTGTAGTTGCCTTCCTCGTACCATGTCAGCGTTTGGCCGGTCATGCCCGTCGCGGGCGTGTTCGCGCTGAAGTCGATGCCTTTGCCAGCGGTGCCGACGACGAAATTGCCGACAGACGCAGTGACGTTCCCGCCAAAAATTGTCATGGTTTCGGTAGCGCCGACCGAAAACTTGTGCGCGCGATTGGCGTTATAGAGGTTTACAAAGTCAGAACCATCAAACTGGTTGCCGACGTACCCCACGGTGCTGCCATTAAACTGCCAGTTCACGCGGGTTCCGGCGGCAGTGGATGGACTGTTGTTATTGACCGAAAGACCGACAGGGTTTGCGTTAGTGTCCGTGATGGTCCCAGACAACATCGACACCGCGCGCCCGGCGGTTAGGTTAGCAACGGACACTTTGTCCGTAACCCCACTTTGCACAATCGGCAGCACTTCGGTCCCGGCAAGCGGGGTAGTTGCCGCGGGGAGGGCAGAGATTTTTTTGTCGGCCATGATTTAACCTTTACGTAACACGAACTTGGACAACGCTGCCGTTGCGGTAAAGAAAGCCTACGGGAACACCGCCAGCAGCAGCGGCTGCGTCATTTGCATAGTTTTGAAGCGCAGGAAGCGAAACTTTCCGGTCATTACGGAACCCGGCAATTGCCAACCCCGCGCTATCAAAAAATTGCGCAGAGTAGTCTGTGCTTTGATTTGCACCGAGTACTGTTAGACGCGTATCGGCAAGCGCAGCAGTGCCGAGCGCAAAGTTTCCGTTAGCGTCTTTAGTGATCTCGTTATCGCTGTCGGTCCAAGTCGTTGCGGCGCCGCCGGCACGGTACACGCCGTTAACCGTAGAGTATACGGGCGCGTCCGAAGGCGGAATGACGTTGCTGTTTATATCCAAGCAATTGTCAGCACATGAGATCAAGTCATCAACTTGAACCGTGTTTGAATGCAACGTGCTAGGAAATACGGTGTTCCCAGCCGAGAATACTTTTTTTGTCGGACCATAGTAGAACGTAGCGCCGTCCGGGTTATAGATGTAATTTCCGATTACATTTATACTACCGTTTTCGGGGCCGCCGGCAAAGAAATTAAACTCTGGCGAGTAATTGCTTTCCAGATGGCATCCGATAAGGTCGAAACCATTCATTCCGGCAGCTACCACAATGCTAGTGGTGCCAATACCTTCGATCAAACTGTTTACAAACCGTAGGCCGGAAGTGCCGTAATCCGGGTCAATAGAGCGAACAATCGTCGAACCATTTTCGATGATGCACGCATCGAACGCGACATCAAACAAACCGGCGCTGTTTATAAAGTTGGCCTTGTTGTTGCGGATATTGCACGCAACAAAATACAGCGTTTGAACGTAAGTGTCCGAGGCTTGGCAACGCGTCAGCCAGAAAAAGCAGTTTAAAAATTTAATGCGCAAAAACTTCCGCGAGATGACAAACACCTCATCGGAAATGCTGGATGCTTCAAAATTGATGTTTTCAAACGTTACAAATTCAGAGACAGGGGCCGATCCGCTTCCAGAAGGCATAGCAATCGTGGAGTCGAACATGGTAACCGTGCCGGAAGCATAAAACCCTGCGCCGGGGCCTTGTCCGAGAATACGAAATTCAGTTTTAGTTCCGTCTACAGGGCGGTCGATATTTACCGACGCAGTCAATTTGCAGCGCCCATTGATAACCAATGTCGGCCAGTACGGAGCCAAACTAGCGCAATAATCGACTGCTGCCTGCACCGCCGCCGTGTCGTCGGTTACGCCATCACAAACAGCGCCAAAATCGGAAACCGAGATGTATTCGCTTAGTTTAGTTTCAACGTTTGTAGCAACGCCGCCAGTGAACGGTGGGTCATAAGACACAATGTCGGCGTTCACAGCGCCAGTAGTCGTTTGGATAGCGGTGGTGAACTTAACTTCCGCGCCAACATGCACGCCGGACGTGAACGTCACGGTGTTGCTGTCGGTCTCCAGATAGCTTTCGCCGACGTATTGGTTAACACCGTCGATGTAGACCGTCAGCGAGTTGGTGCCGGGCGTGTAGTTGATCGTCGAAAGGTTGAACACGGTCTGACCGGCAGTGGCCGTGATGACCTCTTCCTGCACCGTGTAGTTGACGAAGTTCGAGTTGACGCCCGTGATGTTGTCGTAAGACCCGATCAGGATGCCGTTCGAGGTTTCGATGACAAACTTGTAGACGAGCCCGTCGGTCAGCCAGATTTCGCCACCCGGTACGCGCCCTGCGCTATCCAGCACAATCGGATTGCTGTGCGGCGTAACGCCAGCAGCGCTCGTGTAGCTAGCCTGCGGCGTGGTCGTGCCGGCCGCATAGGTGTAAATCTTACCCCCAGACAGGATAACGCCGTTGTTATCGAAGAACTGCGCTGCGTAGCCGCCGATGGGTGAAGGGTTGACCGACATGTATTACTCCAAAAGCAGCAGGCCCCCGTCCTCTTGGACGAGGTTGTCACCGTTCTCGGTCAGCAGATTGCCCTGCACGGTCGCGTCTGCGTAACCGGACAGGAAGCTGATGATGCTTCCCAGACCGAGAGCGATGCCGTTACGAAGAGCGCCGCCGAACCCCATAGATCAGTTCCGGTTGATCGGCTTGCAGTAGATCGTGCCGCCCGTGGACACCTGAATGGCGCTAACGCGCCACGGTGCGCCCGTGGTGTTGACCGGCAGAACGAACGGGATCGGGGTGAACGGCGGGATCGGGGTGCTGGCGGTCGTTGCGACAGCATCAACGCCGACTTCGACGTAGCAAGCCTGATCCGACCAAACCACAACGCCCTGCGGCCCCGGCAGCCACGCGGTCGTGTTGCCAGCGGTGCCCGTGTAGGCGACGTTGTAGGACGGAAAATCAGCCTTGCTGCAAGGGTTAAGCAGTTCCATAAGTCAGCCTCACGCCAAAAATTTCAGTTTGTAGAGCGTAGTGTAATACAGCCCAAAAATCTCGTCGATGATGTTTTGGAGCGGGGTGCACTCCTTATCGACGACCTTATACCGCATTTCCTCAAGGTCGTCCACTTGACCTTCAAGGAACTCGACGATGTTGCTGGTTTTCTTGGCCGACATCAGCGAAA